GTAGTATTGTACGCCTTCATAGACGTATTAACTGGAACGCGGGAAACACGAGCAAACTGGGGAACACGCAAATGCAAAGAATTATCAGTAGTGATGACCCTCTGCTTGCCTGATTGCCCCCTGGACCTAGGGTCGCTCGCCCCGGCACCAGCATTACCGTCGCGCTCATTGGCGTAAGCATTAATAATAATACCATTAGAAACAGGACTATATATATGGTGCTCAGTACTACCAACAACAAAAGCATAACAAGCTGCAATGTTTCCACTACGGGAAAAGGCAAATTGCAAACTCGAAGTTGTGGGCATAGGCGTAGCCATAGTCCAACGACTCCGGGTCCAAAAAGGCCAAAGTTCGCTAGTGGTAGTGCTAGAAGCAGCCACATTCAAATTGACATAGGTGGGTATCATCATCAGAGTCTTACAACTCAAAATGGTCTCACCAACAACATGCTCATCAACAGATAAAGGCAACTCTGAAACTCCACCCATACCAGACTGCGTAAAAACCAAACCCGTTCCTGTATTGGAAGCGGGTGAAAGCATGGGAGGGGCTGGGCAAGCAAAATGAAAATCATCGCCTGCACCAACCTCAACCAAGAAATCAATACTAGACGCAGTCTCACCAGTAGTGACCAAAGGATCCAAAACGGTGAGCGTAAGCCCGCCGATGGATCCCGTAACGGTCGTATAAGGTGTAGGCGATATATAAGGAACTGAAAACTCAAAGCTACTAGCATCGCGTAAATCAAAGACCTCGCAATAAGAAAAAGGTTGTGGTAAACCACCATTCTCTATAGCTGGCACAGTGTTAGAAACAATACCGTTATTAAACACGTCACTAGTTCCAGGTACAAACCCGGCAATTACACGTCCACCATGGAACTTAGTCTTGCTAAAAGTAAACCTAAACTTCAAGCTTCCCCTCCAATATCTAAACATGGAACCTATGTAACACAGAGTAGATGGGTAAAAGCAATTGGTGGTCAACGACGAACTGGATGGCAAAGCAATATTACCACCAGGTCTGTTGCTATTAGACCTAAACCAGAAATTAGTAGGACATATGGCTGTCGAATACAGCGTAACACCAACACTGTCGGTGGTTGACATATCACCCTCAAATATCTGGCAAGGTTTAGGTAAGATGTACGAAAACGCCATCTCATCTACTTCAGTACCGCCAGCAAAGGCATCAGTTCTCAACTCATTACGCTGCATAGCAGCTAAAACATAGCTATTGGACGGCAAATCTACATTGCAATCGGCAGCATAATTGTTGCGATAAACACGTGTAGGCTGCTCTACAACCTGTGGCCTAGAGTAACCCCAGGCCCTGGCAGTCATAGAAGACGCCTCCAATAAGATAGCAGTAGGCAAAGCAAACTCTGTCAGGGCAGGTATAGCCGCAGCTGCAGTCATGCCAATAGCGGCTCCATGCAAGTAATCTGACACTTTGAGCTCTTCCTTCTCTTGTCTCTTGGGATCCATGCCGCTCTGTGTGACTACAGTGGTGGCCACTTGTGGTGCAGAACCAATCAACTCAAGTTCATGTATAGAAACAAACAACTTGTAAGTCGGAGTGGCAGCACCAGTAACCGTCCTGTACGCCATCAAAGCGTTAGCCGAATAAGCCCCTAAAGAGAAAGTCGAAGCAGAGCCATCATAGTACAAAGGCAAGAAATCATAAGCATATAAAAAGGGCACCTCCAAAACAGACATGGTTGTTTCACCAATATCATGCCTAACATGAGGCAAATTGGTAACCATCGCCGAATTGGACAGCCGTCTAAAGCTGACGTCGCCATTTGCACTGGAATTATCAGTGCCATACTGGAAGCTCTGGGCCAGAAAGGCCTGCTGAAAGGGCGTAGAAGCCGTGACCAAAGTAAACCTTAGAGTAAACCTGACTCCGTGCACTCCAGCCAAACGGGTGAGAGCATTGGGAAACCAGGTCGTCCACAAAACTGTAGGCGTAACCTCAGAGTTTATAAAGGATATACGAGTCGTGGGCAAGCTACCTGACTGAACCAACCGGGGCCGCGCAAAATAATCGCGCAAACTCTGGTAGTTCTCAGTGGGCATCACAAAAGAAGACTTTAATGTTGTACCAACCTTAACAGACGTGCAGGCCTCATTGCTCATGTTGGCAACACCGACCTGCTCAGGGATGGGGTTTATACTGACCCCATCAACAGTACTACATTCGGTTGTAGTATCCCTATGTTCTACATCGACAATAGCGAGGTGTATACTGTGGGCCTCCACCTCAAGAGGCTACACAGGAACGTCATTCTCTGACTCAGCCTGAGTAGTAAGCTGAAAAGCAAGGGTGAGGCTTCCTGACGAAGAAGTAGGCCAGACGTTCAGTCATTTATCCTACTTATCTTCCGTATATATGCCTAAAACCACGCATCTATGCGATCGGCCATCATGGTACGGTAGCCGGCTCTTGTCAAAAACATGGGCGCAGCTTGAACCTCTTCCATAATACCACCGGCCACGGGAAAATATTTCTCCCACGTGGCTTCATCATGGAGGCAAAGCTCACCAAGCATTTCCTCCATGTTGTGCAAAATGTCCGACCAAGGGTCGCGGGCGTTCTTGAAATAGTAGGTGCGATACAGCACACTACCAAGTTCCAAGGGCGCAATCCAGCCACCCGTGCCTTCCTTGTCGCGCACAAAACGACGTTTCAAGAAGGTACACTGGTCCAATGTTGTATATGGAACCAACTGACCTGTCTTGTTGCCCGAGGTATATTCCAACCCAAACAACTCCTGCATCATACTGGCAACGGTGACCTGATTAAAGACTTCAGCCACCGAGTCAGACACATTCGTAATGTTATCATCACCAAACGTGCCAATGTATACATGAGACCACATGCCAGTATAGTCGCGCGTAGCGCGAACATAGCAAGCGGTCAACGTAATCAAAGAATACAAAGAGTTCACGGGCGTGGTTAAAGGATGCCCGCTGGGCATACACTTATTCCACTGATAAACGTGCTGCTGGCACGTACCATCTCCGCCCAAATGGCGGGAGTGTATCAACTCTAACCACAAAATGGACCTAATACGGGCTTCCACCTCAGAACCCCCATACCACTGCTGGATAAAATCCAGTATGGCATGGTGGACCCAAGGTTGCTCGCCTTTGTCAAAGCCCTTGAAGTCACCGTCAAATACCTTATCACCCTTAGATGACAGGCGGCTACCAAGCTCAAACCACTCATTATAGGGATTGATGCCTGGACACATGCCAGAGCGAGTGTGGTGCTTAAACATTGAAGCCATGAAAGCTCCAAAATACATACGCACCGCGACAACCAAGTCCAAGGGACACCCGCTTATAATACGGGTAGCGCCTGTCTCTACTTTGCGCATGGGTCGAATCTCGTCTTTAAGGAAATCAGTAAAGATGTGCGAAACCCGCACACCGTCACC